CCTTCTCGGAAGTTGGTTGATTCTCTATACCTTTTGAAACGAAAGTTCCCTGTATTCTAAAAAGACATCTTGCTAACTGTCTACGTGAATGATCTCCTATAAGGTCACTACATGCAACACATATAATCTTCTCTATTTGTTTATTGCCCAAGTGCAACAGCGTATTTCCTCTTGTTTTGATTAAGTCGTGGTTTTGTGGCAAGTATGTTGTTACAACACTTACATCTAGCCTGTGACCAGTCTTCCTTGGATATCCACCACTCGCATTCTCTACAATGTGAGTGAGTTGCGAATGGCATGAATTTTGGTCTTGGTTTCTTAAGTCCAAAGCACCACCCATTACAAGTTGGTGCAGCCATTATCGCTTACCGAAAAATTGTTCGCCTATTGTCTTTGTAGACATTTCCATATAATCTATAGTGTCCATAATGATCTTCTTTATTACATCCTTATGGGTCTTTGGAATCCAATCCTCATGAAGTAACTCAATAAGGTCGTGAAGGAATGAAGTCCCACCTACAATACTCATACCCAATCCTCCATCTTTGAAGCATCATATGCTTGTTTTTCCTTAACGTTGAAAATTTCCTTCTTAGCGTCATTATATAAGTATAATATGAGCATTGCAATTCCTGCTGGTGGACATATCGCAATCATTAGAAATGTAATCCAGAGATATTTATTCAATTTGCATGAACCTCATATTTGTGAGTCTGTAAGGCTTTCTTGTTTCTAAACCCCTCCTCACATAAAGGACATTTCTGATGAAATCGAAAGTTAACCATTTTTAGCCATCTCAATCTTTCTAAAACTATGCTTAGTTATAAATGTATGCAAATCTGCATCCTTTTTAACTTCAAACCTCATTCCACATTTATAACATCTGTATATGAATTTCATATCTTCCTCTTAAACATCTTAGCTAGTTTACTATGTGATTTTTCATGTTCAAATACATCTTTGTAATCTTCATCAGTCCAATACATTGATTCCTGACCCTTATGCCAGCCACAGATTTTACATGTAAAATTCATGTCTTTATCCAAGTTTCCTTATGACATAAACACCTGCAATGATTATTGCAATTAACAGTTGCACATGATGAACATTTTAATTTCATATCTTCCACTCTTTTCCACAATCGTCACATATGAGCCATTTAACTTCTGGTTCGCCCATCTTAAATTGAAATCCTTGTACAAGATCTTTAGATTTACATTTTGGGCACTTATGCTTTGCTGAGTTCATCTAAATCCTTCCTTGCTATTATGTTTAATTCATTAATGCCTGTTTCCTCACTTTCCATTTCAATCGCTATATTCTTATTATAGGCAGTCGTTGAATCGTTAATTTCAATCTTGATCTTGTTGGTCATATTTCACTCCTTTTCCATCGCAACTAGGGCATCTAAAACTCTTAGACATGTATTTTATGTCACACGCACTACAATACCTCATGGTGTAAATGAACCATACCCTTATATAAATCTGTCTAGACTAAAGCACTCCCTAAATTTCGGCTGCCTTCGGCAGCCTCAAGTATCTGCGTCGTCAGCAAGACGTTCGGTCTCTTCTCGAATTTTGTCTTCGGCGAGGAAGTTGAGTTTCCAAAACGTACTGCGATCTTCCCTAGGAATCTTATTAGGATCTTTCTTACCGAATACATGTGTGAACCAATTAAGAATTGTGTTATAGTCACCTATCTCCAATTCAACCATACCTGAACGACGTTTTAGAAGTAATAAATATTGCCTAGCTGGTTAGCCTAAGACCAGCCCTCCCTTTCGCTATGAATGCTACTAAGGTATGCAGACTCACACCACTAGGTATATAACAATATTTATAAGGCTATTTAATCTTTGTGTGTTATGGCATTAGGCAGAAAAGAAGAGAAGATAGAGGGAAAGAGTTGCTCCTGCGTTAAAACCCAAGGAAGAAACCCATACTGTAGAATACATGGCGATCAAAAGTATAGGGAAGGAGCAAAATTACCTTAACAAAAATCTCACATATTTTGACAAAGTTTATAAATCAGTGTATTGAGTAACTTATATGGGACTTACTGACACCATAAAAGGTGCTTTTGGTTTTAAGACTAAGGCATTCACAGAAACAACTGCTAGACCTAGTATAGCACAACCATATTTCTCTACAGATACAGGAGCAAAACTACCAATATTTCCATTCCCACTTATAATGATTTATGAGTTGGCAGATAACATAGATGCTATTAGAATACCTGTTGAAACCCTAAATAGAGAAATATTCAAGAATGGATTTGAAGTTGTTGAAAGATTTAAGTATAAATGTTCAAACTGTTCAAAAGAGTTTGATTACAAGCCAATTAAGAATGAAAACAAGGAAGAGCCAAACATGTCAGCTTCAAACGGTGAAAGTGAGACAAGTAGCGATAATTTGGAATGTGATACATGTGGAAACACCGAAATTCTAAGACCAGAGCCAACAAATAGAAAAATACTCGAAAAATTGATTCATGACCCAGTAAATGGCAACGGACAGACCATTGAAGATGTTATAAGACAGATAGAACGTGATTTAGAGATTGCAGACAATGCATACTTACTTTTATTGAAAAATTACTGGTTAGATGACACTACAGGTAAGATTGATCATGAGAAAACCGAAATTAAGGAATGTTTGCGAATAGACCCACCTCAAGTCGCTATGATATGCGATTCAGACGGTAGAATAGGCTTTGATGATAAAAGAAATAAGGTTTGGGTATGCCCACGCTTTGAACATAGAGATAAACGATTATTAGAACCAAAATGTGATAGATGTGGTGCAGAAGGTATTAAAGCAGTTATGGAAGTTAACTCAGTCTACTCTTTGGGTATTCCACAACCAAAACGTGTTATTTATGGTGAAGGTGAAGTTATTTGGAAAGCAGGTAAGTACAGACCAGCACTAGTCTATGGGTACTCACCAATTTACGCAATATGGTCAAAGGCAATGTCTTTGTCACATATGGACGAGTATATCAGAAAGTATTTCGATAAAATGAGACCTCCAAGAGGTATGTTAGTAATTGCATCTCGTAATTACGAAACATTCAGAAAGTCATGGGATATGCTAGAACAAAAGGCACAGGAAGATCCATACATGATACATCCACTTTTAGTCGAACAGGAGAAGGGTGGAAAGAATTTAGCACAATGGTTAGACTTTACAGGCTCACTTAAGGAATTAGAGTTCATTGCAGTAAGACAAGAACTTAGACAGATTATTGGAGCAATATTTGGCGTATTACCTCTCTATTACGGAGAAATGCCTTCTGGTTGGTCACAAGAGGGATTACAGGTTACAATTACCAATAGGGCAGTAAAATGGGGTCAAGACATATTATACAAGTCATTTTTCAGGAGATTGGGAGAAATATTAGGAGTTGAAGATTGGGATTTGAAATTGAAGGAAGCAGAAGAGACAGATGAATTAATGCACTTACAAATACAAGGAACTGAAATTGAAAACATGACAGCACTTCAGGCGTTAGGATTTGAGATTACAAGATCACATACTGGAGACTTTAAGGTTTCAAAAGACCCAGTAATCGGTATGAGAGAAATGATGGAAATGCAAGGTGGAGGACAAGGCTTAGGAGGCGACGGAAGAGGACAAGACGGAGTTGCAGCACCGAAAGAAGAGAGACAGTCATTTCAGGGAGAACCAAAAAATAAAAGACCTTCTGACATTGGAGGTATAGCACAGGGTAGTCCATCCAGTGGTAAGGGAACTTCCATGAGTAAGAAGAATTATCCAGACGGTATTACACCTATTAATTTTCAAGTAGTTAAAAACACATTACAAAGTGCAGTTGATCATGGTTGGAAGAAAACAAAGACTGTAGAACAACTGAGAAAATATGGAAGTATGACAGTAAGGCAGGCAAGGGAAATAGTTAAGCATGAGTTTGAATCAATAAGGAGGTGGGAAGATGGAGAAGAAGGAAGTAAAACACCAGCATAAACCAGAAGTTACAAAGGCTACTGTACAAGTAAAGGTAGTACCTACAACTGGAGATACATTAAAGGTTAAGGCTAAAATAGTTGAAATTAAAAAACCAAGTAATGTTTACAACGCAGATTACAAGTTAATAGATGATACTATAGAAGAAATCAAAAAATGTTGTAGAAAAGTATGTACAAGTGATTATGCTGCAAATAATGTGTATGTGATTCTGCAGTTGGCTTTGAAGAAAGTTACACAGGCAGAAGCATAATGGCAACAAAATTAAACGTAGATACTGGTGGGTTCGGTATTGGTAAGAAGCTTTGGGAGAAGCATCAAGCTGATGAGTTCACACACGTAGATAATTACAAGGAAGCCATATGCATAAACTGTTTCACTAAAGATGCTTCATCTGCTACTATAGCAGACATATGTGGAGAATGTGCTGGTAAGCGTGGTAGAGAGCCATTACTTGCTACAATATCACAAAAAATGTATGGTTTATGCTTTTTTTGTGGAGAATACAAATTTCAGATAGAACAGATAAATGCTAGGTTCTGTAGAAGTTGTCATAGGAAAATAGCAGATGTAACAAAAGCATATAACAAAAAAGGTGGAATGCTAGGTGCTGACCCATTCTGGTTAAGTATGAAGAAGAAACATGGAAAAGATTGGAGGCATACTTTTAATGACCCAACAACGTCAATAAGACGATGATGATTTAGTTCCAGTCGGATTCATATGTCCAACTGTAAATATTTGACTTTTTGTTGGAAATCTGCTGTGACTTGGTTTTAAGTTTATTTTTATCACTTTAGGCTTTAAAATGATGTTTATCCTATCCATAACCGTATCATAGTAATATGTTTGGCTTTCTGCTTTCGCTTTCGGATTTATATCATGTCCGTAATATCTATCAACCCTAAACTCTAAAAGAGACTTTCTAAGAGTTTTTGGCATTATTTTTATTTTCATTTTACCTTTATCGAATTTAATATTCTTTTTTTGTACTTGTATCTCTTCACCGTTTTTATATTGTAACATATTATGTTCACCGTTTCTAAAGTGAACTATAGACCTTTCCATTCGTGGTCTTTCTTTTTCCTTACTAGATTCATGGCAAACCCACAAATGATTCTCTTTAACTTTATCTAGGCTCAGATACATTGCTGTTACAGGAGAATGATGAATCTTCTCTTTTACTCTCTCTTTGTACATTTTATCATACTCTTCTTCAGTTTCAAAAACATAGAATGCTGTGCCCATTATAACCGTTTAACAATCCTTATTAATAACTGTTTGCCTAATCTGACGTATGGACGAGTACAAGGACTGTACATGTGGTTCTAAAAAATGGGGTTACTCATCTGACGAAATAGGATATATTTATGTATGCTATAAGTGTGGTAAATTCATAGGCAAGGGGGTACACCCAATGCTACTAGAACTAACAACTTCAGACCCTACATTCCTAATGTATATGATAGAGACAGGCATGCTCACGAAAATTGATGGTAATGACAGTAAGATAGAGTATGGTAAATAATACTTTTATACTTTTCCGATACCCTAAATTATGGAAGAACCATT